AAGGAAGGTAAAAAGAGGTACAAAGTACCAAAACGTAAAACTAAGAAGAAAAAATAAAAATTATGGCTAGATTAATAAGTTATCCAATTATTTCAACTTTGGCATTGGGCGATTTGCTCCCTGTTACGGACGTATTGGGTGCCAGTTATCCGCTGAAAAACATTACTGCAGAGAATTTAACTAAATTCGTAACCGATAGGGCTACATTGCAAAAGGTTGTGTCTGCTGGCAATACATATCAAGCAAGTCCATCGGGATCTTTATGGACGTTTGGTGACGCAATAACCTCAACCTCCACTTCTTTTACGAGTCTTATAAGTGGTAAAAGATTTAAAACTACATTTATAGGCGACGGGTCCTTTGTTGATGTGTTACCTAATCAAATAGTTTTTAACACTGCGTTGGGCAACACAACCTCCATAACCTCTAACACAGCATTATCTAGCGGCATTAATTTGCAATTGCCCTCGTCAAGTGGTACATTAGCATTAACCTCAGATATAACATCGTCTCCTTGGGATACGATTACCGGTGGTATAAATTATGCAGGTGGTAATGTTGGTATTGGAACTACTAGTCCTACTTCTAAGCTAGAAGTTGACGAAGGTGATATTGAAGTAGCCGACTCAGCTAGCGGATTAATATTAAGGTCGCCTGACGGCACAAGATATAGAATAACGGTAGCCAATGGTAGCGCCTTAAGTGTAGCGGCAGTTTAATAAAATAAAAATTATTTGTAGCTTTTTTAATTTCCGTGTAATTATATAATAAAATCTAATTAAATGAATCAAATAGTAAAGCAATTTAGCTTCGGAGACGAGGGTAGAGATAAAGTATTTAAAGGTATTGAGACCTTAACGGAAGCAGTGGCTTCTACACTAGGTGGCGGCGGAGAATGTGTTATATTCGAGGACGCACAAGGAATACCTGTAATAACAAAAGATGGTGTAACAGTAGCAGAACTATCTGTATTGTTGGATCCTGTAGAAAATATGGGTGCATCATTAGTTAAACAAGCAGCCAGAAGAACGGTGACCGAAGCAGGTGATGGTACAACCACATCCACAGTATTAGCCCATGCAATACTAAAAGAATTTGACAAGTCAAAAGAAAAGTTTACCAGTAGAGAAAAGCGCGCAGCTATTGAAAAAGTGGTGGGTAAAGCCTTAGATAACTTGAGTAAACAAGCGAAACCAGTTAATGGCGGCATGATTGACGAAGTGGCTACTATATCTACAAACAACGATCCTGAACTAGGCAAGCTAATTGCAGACGCATACAGGGCAGTTGATTTAACCGGGGTTGTTATGATGGAAACATCACAAGACGGTAATACTAGTATAGAAGTAGTTGAAGGGGTGCAATACGAAAAAGGGTTCACAAACAATCATTTTGTAACAAACCCTGCGACTAACACAGCAGAACTAGTTAATCCAAAGATATTACTAGTAGATTCGGCAGTGGATACTATTAGGCAGATACAAACAATATTAGAGCATGTAATACGAAATAACATGCCGTTACTCATTGTAGGGGACGTAGATCCCAAAGTTGCAGCAGCATTAGCAATGAATAAGAATAAAGGGTCTATAAAGATTAATATAGTTCCTGCGCCTACACACGGGGTGAATAGAAAAGAAATATTCGATGACTTAGCGCTATTAACGGGGGCTACAGTTATAAGTGAAAACCTAGGGGATGATTTAGATCTAATCGATCTATCTTGTTTAGGTACTTGCTTAAAGTCTGTGTCAACATTCAAAGATACGGTCTTCCAAATAGATGAAGAGCAATCTGAAGAAGTGCGGTCTATCATAAGCAACATAAAAGAACAATTGCTCACGGAGTCTAACTCTGGCAAGGTAATTAAGTTTGAAAAACGATTAGCAATGCTTTCAGCTAAACTAGCTATAGTAAAAGTAGGTGGTAACTCCGATGTAGAGCTAAACGAAAAGAAAGATAGGGTGGAGGATGCAATATGCGCTACCAAAGCAGCTATTAAAGAAGGTGTGGTTGCCGGAGGGGGAATTGCCCTTATAAATGCAGCTACGAGTATAAAAGCTAAAACACCTGCGGAGGAATTAGTTTTAAAAGCACTATACTACCCTTGCAAAACAATAATGAAAAACGCAGGCCTCAAATACAAGGACATCGATAAAAAGAACTACGGGGTCAACGTGGAAACCGGTAAAACGGTTAATATGTTTAAAGCAGGAATTATAGATCCCGTATTGGTTACAAAATCAGCTTTAAAGAATGCTGCCTCAGTTGCTTCGACTATATTGTCAACTAACTGTGTTATGTCTAACGTAAGAGGATAATATGAACGCAATAGGTAGAAACATAATTATAAAGAAGTTAAAGGAAGGGGTAACCGCTACTAAAGGAGGTTTGCTTCTGGCTGAGAATCACCGCGAGGACATAAGGTATGTAGAAGCTACGGTTGTATCAACTGGTAGTGAATGTGACGGAATCAACAAAGACGACGTTATATATTACGACAGACACGCCGGTCATAAGATAGAGCTCGATCGTGAAACATACCACGTTATTAAAGTACAAGATGTAGTATTTGTTTTATGAGGAAGTTAACCGGGGGTGATATAAAAGATCTAGGGTTATTAAAGCATTATAGGATTATACGCAAATGGGCTTGCAAAACAAATGGGATAACCGATGCAGATTTAGAACTACTAATATACTTCGATTGTTTAGGACAGTTTAAGAAGCGTGATTTTGAAGACGGTAGCCTTACATACTCTTGGGACAATAGGAGATGGAATAGACTGCTTAAAGAGGGCTGGATAGTCAAATGGCGAGGTTACAACGGAGCAGATAAAAGCTATAGTATATATAAGATAAGTTTCAGGTGCAAATGCTTAATACAGCAGATGTATCGGATAATGTTAGGGGAAGAGGATATACCTACTTCAACTAGGCGTAACCCCGTAATGAAAAAAGCATCTTACAGCGATAAAGTTTACTCCGCTGCATTTGATAAAGTTAATAACGATAAAACAAGATATTTATGATAAATTCAAACATGATGGGTCAAGTACCTGGCGTGCAAGACACAGCGGAGATAGCAATGCAACAAGCTCAGTTACAAGCAAGAGGAATGCAGCAACCTACTTATCAAGCTAATGGTGTTAACCCTGCGTTTGCAGCTGTAACAAACGGAGTAGCAGGAGATATAACGGCAAGAAATAATGCCATGAATGGCTTAATATAAAAACTATGAATTACAAAAAAGAAATGGTAGCTAACCCAACAGGAGGAGCTAGCGGACAAATAGGTGAATCAGCTTTATGGGATGGACCATTAAGTCAACAAGGAAGACCACACGGCAAAGGATCCTCTTCAGGAGCAAATGGTATGGAATTACTCAAATACCCATCACCTTACGAGTCAAAGCCAATTACACAATGTGCAAAAGGTAGATCGAATGCGGCTTACTAGTAACTTTAAGAAAGCAGAGTTTGAATGTAAATGCGGTTGTGAGATGCCTATGGATGTGTTTTTTAATATCCAAAAGCTAGCTAACCAATTACAGTACGTTCGTGATTTCTTAGAATTACCAATAACATTAACTAATGCATATCGGTGCCGAAGCCACAACAAAGAAGTGGGTGGAGTTTCTGACAGCCAACACATATTAGGTAAGGCAGCGGATTTGCAAGTTAAAGGATTAACTACAGCAGAATTGTATAAAGCAGTAGATATTTTAGCAGAGTATAACCACGTTCTTCAAGGAGGATTAGGTTTGTACAACACCTTTGTTCATTACGATATACGTGGCAATAAAACTAGGTGGGACAAAACAAACTAATTAAGTATGGCAGTAGCAAAGAAAAAGGGTAAAGCACCTTCGCGTAAGAAATCTAAAGGGAATTACGCGGCAGTAAAAAAAGGTAAAGGTTCAGGTAAAAAAGCCGGTGGTGGTATGACCGCTAAAGGCGTTGCAAAGTATCGTAAAGATAACCCGGGCAGCAAGCTAAAAACTGCTGTTACAACACCTCCTTCTAAATTAAAAGCAGGTAGCAAAGATGCTAAAAGACGTAAAGCCTTTTGTGCAAGGTCTAAAAGCTGGAAATCAGAAAGAGGATTAGCTGCACGAAGAAAATGGAACTGTTAATATGAAAAAAAACAAACCAAATTGCGGCTGCCTTAGTAAATACATGAAACCTGCTGTTCAAGGAACAAAAGGATCAAAAGGCAGAAACGGGTGGGATGCAAAACCAGTATTTAGAATAACTAATCCAGGTAGACGATGAAAAATAAAAAGAAGACCACACCCTGTTGGAAAGGATACATAAAGCAGGGAACAAAGAAAAAAGGGGACAGAACAGTGAACAACTGCGTTAAAAAGAAATAGAATGAGTAAGATAATTTCATGGTTAACTGGAGGGCTTATTAAAGAGGTCGGATCTGTGATCGATAGTTTAACGACTACAAAAGAGGAAAAGCTTGAGATTAAAAAACAATTGCAAGTTATTCTTGAAAAAGCCGAGGCTAACGCTCAAATAGAAGTTACTTCAAGATGGAAGTCGGACATGAATTCTGATAGCTTCCTTTCAAAAAATATTCGGCCAATGGTATTAATATACCTAACATTTATATTTTCTGTATTAGCATTTGCTGACGGAAATATTGGTCAATTTAAAATAGCAACAGAATATATACCTATATTTCAAACGCTATTAGTTACAGTCTATGGAGCTTACTTTGTAGGGAGATCATGGGAAAAGAGTAAAAAAATAATGAATAATAAAATAAATAAAGAATAATGGGACAATTTGGAAACCAACCAGACTTCGGAACGGAAGCAGCAACAGTAACAGCTACTGACACTATAACTTTCGCTACAAGCGTACGAAGCTCGTGTTTATACATAGGAACAGGTGGGGACGTTAAAGTTATACTATCTGGTGTAACCCAAGCAGACGGTACGCCTCCTACGGCAGTAGAAGCTGTACTATTCAAGAATATCCCTGACGGATCGTTCTTGCCGGTGATAGTAGACTATGTATTACTTACGGGCACAACTGCAACTGACATTATAGCAATAAAATAATATGGGACTAGGATTAGGGTTAGGTATCTGGTGGCCTATTCAAACATCAATTATTCCTGGTTTACTGAAACTACTTAAAGCCAGAGCTGACTACTTTGAAAACGCTAGGTGTACCACCGCAACTTTACAAAATTTAGAAAATATAAAATAGTATGCCAAATTTACTTCAAAAAGCTTCCATAGTATTAACTCCTACCGCTTACGACAGCGGTAAGTTTTTATGCGCAAAACCCATAGATGGATCGGGGGATTTTGACTTCAGTAGAAATTCTGCGGCGACGCGTGTTAATTCTCAAGGGTTAGTTAAAGATGTTCAGATACTATCTAGTAATTTGGTGCAGAACGGAGACTTTAGTCAATTAGGAAGTGAAGAGGTTTCTAATGGTAGCTTTACTAATGGGGGAACAGATTGGGATTTTGGAACGGGTTGGAGTGTAGGAGATAATAAAGCGGTTTGTGATGGAACTAACATTGCCTATTTAACACAAACTGGAGTTTTAGCAACAGGGACATCATATAGGGTGCAGTTTGATATTGTAGATTATACAAGTGGGAGTGTAAAATATAGAGATAATGGTCTTGTAAGTGGACAATCTTTTTCTGGTGTTGGCAGTTATACAGATTATGTTGTAGCTGGTGGTGGTCAGTTTAGATTAATGAGTGAAAGTTTCATCGGCTCTATTACAAATATTAGTGTTAAGGAAGTAGGGCAAAATTGGAGTTTGGAGGCTGGCTGGAGTATTGGAGCTAATAAAGCGGTTGGAGATGGCACGGCTTTTACCAATATAACGCAAACACCTATACTTATACAAAACAAAAAAGTAAAGTTAACTTTTGATATTTTAGATTATGTTAGTGGAACATTTAGGTTAATACCATCAGATAGACAAGATGGATTAGATGAAAGATTTAGCGGAAATGGTAGCTATGAAGTTATTTACACATCAACAGTAGATTTTTTTAGGTTTCGGCAACAAGTATTTGTTGGCTCTGTAACAAACATATCAGTTATAGAAATTACAAATGATACTAACCTCCCTAGAATAAACTACGAGGGTTTCAGTTATGATGGTAGCGGTAATATAATTCCAGATAGCGGCTGTGGGAGCTGGTTGTGGGAAAATCAGTCAACAAACCTAATAACTTATAGCGAGGATTTTAGTAATAGTAGTTGGTTTAAAATGAATACAACTATAACAACAAACACCGTAATTTCTCCTGACGGTACTTTAAATGCTTCGTCTTGGATTACAGATACTGCAGGTCAAAAGCTTCAAAGAAGTACAATCGGTTTAACTAGTGGGAATGAATATACTTTCAGTATCTATATAAAAGCAGATACAAATATGAATGTAGGAATAGGTGGTATAACATCAGCAGTTGTATCTGTAGCAGTGACAACCGAGTGGCAAAGGTTTGAAGTAACTCAAAATCCAAATTCTACTACAAGATACCCCCAATTGCGAAATATAGGTGATAGTGGAACTTTTTACATTTGGGGTGCACAACTAGAAGAACAATCATACGCAACATCTTACATTCCCACATCGGGAACATTAGTAACACGTAACCAAGATTTATGTACCAATGGAGGTAGTGTTTCAGCAATAAATAGTGCAGAGGGTGTTTTATATGCAGAAATAGCAGCGTTGGCTAATGCAGGAACTAATAGAGCAATAGCTATAAGCGATGGCAGTACCGCAAATGCAGTAAGATTTTATTATATCGCAACAGATAATAGAATTATAGGTACTGTAAAATCTGGAGGTACAACATATTTTAACTTTAACAGTGTTTTATCAAATGCAACAGATTTTTTAAAAGTAGCTATTTCATATAAATTAAATGAATTTAAAATGTATGTAAATGGTATTTTAGTATTTACAGATACAAGCGGCAATACTCCTATAAATTTAAATGAATTAGCTTTTGATGATGGCGCTGGCAATGCCAACTTCTACGGCAAAACTAAATGCGTTGCAGTTTGGAAAGAAGCTTTAAGCGATGAGGAACTTGCAGAACTAACAACTATATAATTATGATGCAAATATATAAAACGAATTTTCCAACACAACAACAAGGGAAAGATTACCTATTGAATTTAGGGGTAATATTAGAAGTAGAAAACGAAATAGTCTTTGCACCAACAACAGCAGCAGTTGTCTATATAGGTAAGGTTGTAGAAACACCAGGTACATACGGTCCTGACGGTCACGAGATAACACCACCTGTTTACTACCCTGGGTTTGCGATTGACGTTATGTCAAGCTCTGGTTTAGATTTCGGTACTTACGCTGTATATCCAGCAGATGCGTCAGCGCATAGCTTTTATGGTTGGGCAAAGAATGCAGAAGTGCCGCCAAAAGAGGCAATTATAAATACCAAGCTGGATCCAGAAGTTAAGATCATTGTAGATGTAGAAGATAAAGCAAAAGCAATAATAGAAGAATAAAAACAAGTTTTTTAAAATTACGGGTGATTATATAATAAACAAAGAGTATGGCATACAAACAAAATTTCGGTAGAGACAATTTAACAAACTCAAACATAGCCGCTCTCACTAACGGGGGTACTGATCCAGAAACTGATCCAAAAAAACCAGTAGTAGGACCTGCTGAAAAACAAGGCGTTAATGACAAGACTAAATTTGGTTATGTTAGACCTGATCCAGAAGGACATAAGTCTACTCTACGTGAACCTTCATCTGCATTAAAAAAACACACTTGGCAAAGTATGGATCCTATTACTGGAGACAGTAGTAAGTACAAGAATGATAGCATTCTTTCTACACAGAGGGGAATGGATCTTAGTTCTTTAAACAATAGTCCTGGTGCTAATTCTTTTATGGATACATATAATAATCCTAAGACTAAAGAAATGATGCTTGCACAAACTGATCTTACTAGCAAGCAATACGACAACATGGTTGTTCAAGGGATGGAGCCTGAAGTTGTAGTTGGAGGAAATGAGTATGGATCTGCTGCGCAGTACAAGAATGGAACTGTTCACATGGGAGAAGATTACGTAAATGACGCACCAAAGGAAACACATGAAAGATCACATGCTGCTGGGTTTGACGTTATTCAACAAGCAAACATTAAGAGAGTACTTGGTAGTGCACACAAACAAGGTAAAGATAATAAGAAAAGCAGAAGCTACACTGAATACATAAACCAGCCTCACGAACAGTACGGAAACTTTGTAGAGTTTAGAGAAGGTTTGGGCTTAGAACCTGGAACAAAAATACCTCCAGAAGAACTAAAAAAATTAGTAAAGAAAAAAGGTCTTGATCAAAGTGGATTCTACAAAACATATAATGACGAAAACTTATCTAATGCATTAGAAAATGTAGCAAGTACGAATGAAAGTAAAGGCAATTCTTTTTCACAAAGGTTTAAAAGAAATAGAGATTCCGTTCTTAGTTAATAAAATATAAATCAATAAAATCTAATCAAATTATGTTAAAATCTAAACAAGAGTTAATCAATATAGTGTATGGCCTTGGGGCCGCGGTTGTAATCATCGGAGCATTATTTAAAATTATGCACTGGCCTTACGGAAACTTGATGCTTATTATAGGGCTCATAACCGAGGCGGCAGTGTTCGTTATTTCTGCATTTGAAAAACCTGAAAAATCTTTAGAGGAATCAACCTCGTTTGTGGGAGAATTAAAATCTTCCAAAGAATACAATGAAGAAATAGAAAAAGCCACATTACAAATGAAAGCTTTTTCCAAGCAAGCCTCCGATAATAAATTAGTAGCAGAAAAATTAAAAGAACAAATGGGGCAATCGGCAAAAAGTCTTTCCTCATTAAATAAAGTATACGGTGGTATGTTATCCGCGATGGGCAAAAGCTAATCTAAATTATACTAAGCAATAAAATCTAATTAAAATAAAATTATGGCAGGAGGAAAAGAAACCCCCAGGCAAAAAATGATTAACCTAATGTATTTGGTTTTCATTGCAATGCTGGCATTAAACATGTCAAAAGAAGTATTGTCTGCATTTGGATCGATTAATGAAAAATTAAACTTAGCTAATGCTAATTATGTCAGCAAAAACAATAAAGCTTTAAATAAGCTACTAAAAAAAGCCGCTACAAATAATGAATTTAAAGTAGCTTCAGAAATTGCAGATAGTGTACACGAGTTGTCAAACACATACAACAATTATTTAGCATCTCAAAAAAAACTGCTGCTGTCTAATCCTATATTTGTAAATGACTCCACTAATGAAAAAACAGAATATGAGGTCATGGACCAATCTGATTTTTTAGATAAGTTGTATTATAGAGGAGGTAAGCTAACGCAAGAGGGGCAAACATTTCTAACCCAAATGGATATCTACAGAAATAGTATGACCGCGCTACTTAAAGACGAAGACTCATTGCTGGTTGCTCAAATAAGCGATTATTTTGATTCTAGTGGCATAAAAGGGGGTGATGGCGTAATTAAAGATTATATAAGCTACAATTATGTAGGCTTCCCATTAGTTTCTTCATTAACTAAAATGACACAAATACAGAATAGTGTAAATACTATAGAAAACGATGTTCTTTTTTTGTTAGTTAACGACGCCTTAGAGGATGGTGCCGGAATAGAAGAAAATTACAAAGCAATTATGATTGCCCCTAGATCTTCTTATTACGCAGGATCTACATTTGATGGCATAATATCTTTGGGGCGAGTAGACACTTCTACTAAGCCGGCTAAAGTTGAATTGTTACTTGATGGAAAAGAAATTAAAGAAACCGAATATGAATTTAATCGGGGTAGAATAGCCCTTAAAGTAAGAGCTAGCAAAGCTGGAGATCATAAAATTACAGGAAAACTTATTTACATGCAAGATGGTAATGAGGTGGAGGTACTTGTAGATAAAAAGTTTACAACTATCAATAAGCCAAACATAGCCACAGTATCATCCGATAAAATGAATGTACTGTATAGAGGCGTTTTAAATCCTTTAACTATTTCTTTTAGCGGCGTAAATGATGAAAACATTAAAGTTACGGCTCCGGGCTTATTAAAGCTAGGCAAAGGTAAATACGGAATTAACGTCACAGGGGTTAAAAGTGGAACTGTAACTGTTAATGTATCAGGAACACTTCCGGACGGAGAGATTGTTAAAGACAAAGCTTTATTCCGTATTAAGCAGGTGCCTTCTCCACAAGCAACGCTACGAGGGGATATAGCTTCAGAAGGAGAATTTAGGCTTTTGCGATCAAGCTTACAAAGATCTACAGTAGGAGCTAGTATGGGAAAAGATTTTGATTTTGATCTTCCATTAAAAGTTACCGGATTTAGCGTGTCAATTAGGGGTTATCCAACAATAGCCGTAGAAGGCAATAGATTTAATGAAAGGGCAATTAGAGCTATCAGCAAAGCAGGAGGAGGTGCCACCGTAAGAATATTTGACATCCAAGCTAAAATAATTTCAAATTCTAAATATAGAATGCCTAAAGTGGAGCAAATATATATTTCTTTAATAGATTAAAAAAAATAACAATTAACAATTAAATTAAATCAAATGAGTAAAGTAAAACAAATGAAACCAGCACCAGTAAACACAATTACTAAAGACGAGTTAGAGAAGATTACAGGAATTCAAACAGAATTGCAATCTTATTTAGCTAACATCGGTGTATTAGAAGTGCAAAAAGCTAAAGCTATCTACCAAGTCAATATGCTTGAAAAAGACATGGACGAAGTAAAAAAAGATGTGGAAGCAAATTATGGAGCAATTAATATTAATCTTACCGATGGAACTTACGAGAAAATCGAAGTAGCATCTAAAGAGTAAGGTTATGAGTAGTATTATAAGAAAAATTAGTATCGGGGCTGACTATAAAAACGAAGCAATGCATTACTCTGTTAAACAGACAGTTTACGGCGGTCACGAGATTTCTCATATAATATTTCAAGAGTCTGATAATTCTTATAATATATTTATAAAAAAAGTAGATGAGGTGATGCCGTGGAAGAAGTTTAATTCTAACATGGCAATATCCGTTGAATATGACTTGGAGTATTAATGCGGAGCATATATGATTTTATCATAAAGCCGGTGGGCAAAAGATATGATAACGAAGTTAAGGTTGGAGAGCATACCCTTGTAACAAATAGCTCTATAGAAAGTTTTAAGTATGTTAACAATATTGCTGAGGTAGTTGAAACGCCAGTTGCATTTGCAACCCCAATAAAGAAAGGTGATTTGATTGTCGTACACCACAATGTGTTCAGGGTATTTTATGACATGAAAGGAACCAAAAAGAATAGTAGATCGTTTTTAAAAGATGATTTATTTTTTTGTAGCACGGATCAAGTTTACTTATATAAGAAAGCGGATACCTGGAAATCTTTTGGCGATAGGTGTTTTGTAGCACCTGTTAAGAATAGAAACGTTTTAAGCAACAAAAAAACAGCTGATCTTATTGGTATACTTAAAATAGGTAATAGCTCCTTAGAGGAGTCTGGAATCAATCCAGGGGACATAATAGGGTTTACGCCGAATAGCGAATGGGAGTTTGTTATAGACGACCAGATTATGTATTGTATGAAATCAAATGATATTGTTATAAAGTATGGACTCGATAGAAACGAAGAGGAGTATAATAGCCGCTGGGCACGAAGCAATTAAAGAATTAGTAAAGGTAGCAAAAGAAAAGATCGTTGACTCAGAAGAAGATATTTCAGCTGACAGACTTAAAAATGCTGCCGCTACTAAAAAGCTTTGTATACTAGATGCATTTGAAATACTTAATAGAATACAGGAAGAGGAGGGCATGATTGCGGAAGCTACAAAAGATTCTAACAAACCAGCGTTCAAAGGATTCGCAGAAGGGAGATCTAAATAATGGCTTACGAACAACAATTATACGGTATAGTCAAAGACTATATTAGGCCTCAAGCAATTAAGAAAAAGAATAGATATGCTAAGTGGGTTTACGGTTATGACAAGGAACACGATGTTGTTGTTATAAGTAAGTCCGGTAAGATAGGGGATATATATTTAATAAGCGGTGTGCATATTGCATTGCCTTTATTAGAAGGAAAGCTTAGTGCGAAAGAAACAAAGTGGAAAGCACGCGAATACCCAAAAGAACTTAGCAGAATAAAAAGTGAAGCAGATTGGATTAAGTATCCTAATGCTTTTAAAGAAAAATGGTATGAGTATATTGACGGCGAGTTTAATAAGAGGGAAGAAGGTTTTTGGTTTAATAACAAAGGCAACCCTACTTATATTACTGGCGCTCATTACATGTACTTGCAGTGGTCCAAGATTGACGTTGGACAACCTGACTTTAGGGAATCAAACAGGTTATTCTACATATTCTGGGAAGCTTGCAAAGCAGACAAGAGAAGCTATGGCATGTGCTACCTTAAAAACAGGAGATCTGGATTTTCTTTCATGGCTTCCGGCGAGACCGTTAACCAAGCAACAATATCTTTGGATGCTCGATTTGGTATATTGTCCAAATCTGGCCCCGATGCAAAGAAAATGTTTACAGACAAAGTTGTACCAATATCGGTTAACTATCCATTCTTCTTTAAACCAATACAAGACGGAATGGACCGTCCCAAGACAGAACTCGCATACAGGGTTCCCGCTTCAAAATTCACAAGAAGGAAGCTCGATTCAAACACAAAACCGGAAGAAATCGTTGGTCTCGACACCACGGTCGACTGGAAAAACACAGGGGACAACTCGTACGATGGTGAAAAACTAAAGCTATTAGTTCACGATGAAAGCGGTAAATGGGAAAGACCAACTAACATACTTAACAACTGGCGAGTAACTAAAACTTGTTTAAGATTAGGTAGCAGAATTATCGGTAAGTGTATGATGGGATCAACATCAAACGCTTTAGACAAAGGAGGTAAAAACTTTAAGAAGTTATATGAAGATTCTGATGTAGACCGCCGAAACAAAAACGGTCAAACAAAAAGTGGGTTATACAAGTTGTTTATTCCTATGGAATGGAACTACGAAGGCTTTATTGATGAGCACGGTTGGCCTGTATTTGAAACACCTAAAAAAGAATTGCTTGGTCCTCAGGGAGATGTAATTGACGAAGGTGTTATAAATCATTGGGAGAATGAAGTTGAAGGTTTAAAAGATGATGCAGATGCATTAAACGAATACTACCGTCAATTCCCAAGAACAGAACAACACGCTTTTAGAGATGAATCGAAGCAATCAATATTTAACTTAACAAAGATCTATCAGCAGATAGATTATAACGATGAGTTAAGAAACAACACAATGGTTACCAGAGGAAACTTTCAGTGGAAGAATGGTATCAAAGATACCGAAGTAATGTTCTACCCTAATAAAGACGGTAGGTTTTATATTACCTGGGTGCCAAATCAAGAACAACAGAATAACATAATAATAAAGAATGGTATTAAGTACCCTGGAAACGAACATATTGGAGCTTTTGGCTGCGACAGTTACGATATTAGTGGTGTTGTTGGTGGTGGAGGTTCTAATGGAGCGCTTCATGGATTAACTAAGTTTTCAATGGAAGACGTACCGCCTAACCATTTCTTTTTAGAATATATCGCAAGGCCTTCAACCGCTGAAATGTTTTTTGAAGACGTGCTTATGGCCATGGTGTTTTACGGGATGCCGATACTAGCAGAGAATAACAAACCAAGGTTACTCTACTATATAAGAAGAAGAGGGTATCGAGGCTTTAGTATAAACAGACCGGATAGAACTTATAACAAATTATCCGTAGCGGAACGTGAAGTAGGTGGTATACCTAACTCAAGTGAGGATATAAAGCAAGCACACGCCTCAGCGATTGAAACATATATAGAAGATTTTGTAGGGCAAACAAAAGAAGGGTATGGAGACGTATACCTACAAAGAACATTAGAAGATTGGGCTAAATTCGATATAAACAATCGAACAAAGCATGATGCTTCTATAAGCTCAGGATTAGCGCTGATGGCTTGCAACAAGCACAGGTACAGTCCTAAAGGCATAGTGAATAAAAAGAAATACTCCTTAGGCTTCAAGAAATATGATAATAAAGGGACCACTTCAAAAATAATACAATAGATGAATGTAAGTACAAACACTAATAGTCCATTTCCTGATCAGGTAGTTAGCGAGGAAGAAAAAGCTACGCTAGAGTACGGATTGCAGGTTTCACGTGCTATTGAGCAAGAGTGGTTTAATTATGGGGGAGCGGGATCAAATAGATACGCTAGTAACTGGAATAACTTCCATAACCTTAGGCTATATGCCAGGGGAGAGCAAAGCGTACAGAAGTATAAAGATGAATTAGCTATTAATGGTGATTTGTCTTACTTGAATTTAGACTGGAAACCTGTACCTATACTATCAAAGTTTTCAAATATTGTTGCTAATGGTATTACGCAAAAGCAATACGATATATCAGCGTACTCGCAAGATCCACAGTCTTTAAAAGCAAGGACGAATTACGCAGCAAATATACTTTTTGACATGAACACAAAGGACATTAGAGCAGCAGCGAGTTCTGTTTTGCCTATGGATCTAAGTCGATCAGGTATGACGGACGCGCAACTTCCGGAGTCCATGGAGGAAAGAGACCTCCACATGCAGCTTAAGTACAAGCCTGCCATAGAAATTGCAGAAGAAGAAGCTATAAACACCATCCTAGCTACAAACGAGTTTGATTTAACAAGAGCAAGAGTTAACCAAGATTTGGTTAACATAGGCATAGGCATTACAAAAACATCCTTTAACCCTGCTGAAGGCATTGTTGTGGATTATGTAGATCCAGCTTATTGCGTTTGGTCGTACACGGAAGACCCACACTTTGAGGACATATACTACGTAGGAGAAGTTAAGTCAATAACCATACCGGAACTTAAAAAAGAATTTCCTTACATATCTAATGAAGAATTAGAAAGAATTCAAAAATATCCTGGCAACCGCAGGATGATACAAGGTTTTGAAAACTACGATTACAACACAGTACAGGTAATGTACTTTGAGTACAAGACGTACACTGATCAAGTATTTAAAATAAAAAAGACGGATAACGGATTAGAAAAAGCAATTGAAAAAACTAGTGCGTTCGATCCACCGCCAAATGACAACTTTGATAGGGTAGCAAGATCAATTGAGGTTTTGTATGAAGGAGCTAAGGTAATAGGAACTGATATCATGCTTAAGTGGGAAATGTCTGAAAATATGACTAGACCATTAGCGGACACAACTAGGGTTGAAATGAGTTACTCTATATGTGCCCCTAGAATGTACAAAGGAGTGATACAATCACTTGTAAGCAAGTGTATTGGTTTTGCTGACGTAATACAATTAACGCACTTAAAGATACAGCAGGTATTAGCTAGAATGGTTCCAGACGGAGTATTCTTAGATGTTGACGGTTTAGCTGAAGTTGATCTAGGTAACGGAACAAGCTATAATCCTACGGAGGCATTAAACATGTACTTCCAAACGGGGTCCGTTGTAGGTAGGTCTATGACCCAAGAGGGGGACATGAACAGAGGCAAGGTTCCTATACAAGAGCTATCAAGCTCATCTGGAATCGGTAAGATACAAGCTTTAATTACCGCATACAATTATAATATGCAAATGATTAGAGATGTCACAGGTTTAAACGAAGCCCGCGACGGAAGTATGCCAGATGCTAATGCTTTAGTTGGCCTACAGAAAATGGCAGCTAATACGTCTAACACCGCTACGAAGCACATTCAGGACGCTAGCATTCAAATAGCCTTAAGCACTTGCGAAAACATATCGTTGAAAATAAACGATGTATTAAACTTCCCGCTCACTAAGAATTCGTTAATGAATAGTATATCTACTTTCAATGTAGAAACATTAAGAGAGATTGAAAATCTTAACTTACACGACTTTGGTATATTTTTAGAAATGGAACCGGACGATGAGGAAAGAGCAGAGCTACAAAAAAACATACAAATATGCCTGCAGACAAAAGAAATTGATATTGAAGATTCAATAGATATTAACCAAATTAAAAACCTTAAGCTAGCTAACGAAATGCTAAAACTTAAGCGCAAGAAAAAGCAAGAAAGAGAACAGGCTTTAGTACAACAAAATATACAGGCGCAAGCACAAGCAAATGCTGAGGCATCCGAAAGAGCTGCAATGGCCGAAGTACAAAAGCAGCAAGCTATGACGGCAGAAAAAGTTGCAATAGAACAGGCTAAGTCTAACTTTGAGATGCAAAGAATGCAGACCGAAGCACAGATTAAAAAAGAGTTGATGGCAACCGAATTTCAGTACAACTTGAAGCTAGCTCAAATGAATATGGAGGCTACTAAAAGTAAAGAAGCTCAAATAGAAGACCGCAAAGACAAAAGAATTGAAAAAGAAGGATCGCAGCAGAGTCAATTAATAGAGCAGCGACAAACACAAGGATTGCCTAAGGATTTTGAATCTGCGGGCAATGACAATTTGGGGGGATTTGATTTATCCCAGTTCAACCCGCAATAAGTACGTATTTAATAATTATATAATATCATATCATGAACGAAAAAACAGAAGGATCTTTTAAGATCAAATCTAAGCCGAAGCTAACTGACGAGCAATTGGCTGCTAAAAACAAGGAGCCATTAATAGATGTTCCAAGTAATGTAACAAGGGTAGTAATACCTAATGAAGGAAAGCCGGATCCAAAAGTAATAGTAGAACCGGAAGCAGAGGGCGGCCCAGTAATTAAAGAAATAATTGACGAGCCGGCAGCTGTAGCAAAGCCTGAAGCGGTTGCGCCGGCAGCGCCAGTAGAAGAATTACCAGAAAGTGTATCTAAGTTAGTTGACTTTATGCGGGAGACCGGAGGTGATATGCAAGACTACATTAGATTAAATACCAATTACGACGATGTAGATCGCGATGTATTGGTTAAAGAATATTATAAAAGTACTAAGTCACACCTAAGCGCAGAAGAAATTGATTTTATGATCGACGACAACTTTGCATTTGATGAGGACTTAGATGAGGAGCGAGATATCCGAAGAAAAAAACTCGCATATAAAGAAGAGGTTGCAAAAGCCCGTACGTTTTTAAATGAAACCAAGGATAAGTATTATGACGAGATCAAGTTGAACTCGCCTAAATTGTCAGGGGATCAGCAAAAAGCATCAGACTTTTTTAATCGATATAAAGAGGACCAGGAAAGAAACGTCGCTAATCACGAAAAGTTTAAAGCCAACACTAATGAATTACTTGATGAGAATTTCGAAGGTTTCGATTTTGCATTGGGGGATAAAAAGTTTAGATATGGCGTACAAAACCCTTCGCAGATAGCAGAAAATCAATCAGACATTAGTAATTTCATAGGGAAGTTCCTTGGGAAAGATGGTACGATTGAGGATACCGCAGGGTATCACAAAGCATTGTATGCAGGTGCAAATGCCGATAAAATGGCAAATCACTTTTACGAACAGGGCAAAGCCGACGCCATTAGAGATGTTGTAAACAAATCTAATAACACATCAAGTACAGCCAGAAAAGCTGCGCCTGTAGATAGCGCTAGGTTTGGAGCATACAAAGTTAAATCAGTTTCTGGAGCGGACTCATCAAGACTGAAAATTAAAAAATTTAACAAACAATAACTATGAGTTTATTACCACAGTTTGGGGAATTAGTCCCAACACAAAAACCGCAATTACTTGCGTCAAATTATCTACAATGGACAGACAGCGCAGGAGCTGACAACTTTGCGGATTTTGCACAGCAGTATTTACCAGAAATCTACGAAGCGGAAGTAGAGCGTTATGGAAACAGAACGTTATCTGGATTTTTACAAATGGTTGGCGCTGAAATGCCAATGACATCTGATCAAGTTATTTGGTCTGAACAAAACCGTTTACACATTTCTTATATAGGTTGTACCACTGGAGCAATAGCGGGAACTACTCAAATAATAAATGTTAACCCTGGAGCAGCAGTTGATGTTCAAAATGTAATATCAGTAAATGATACTGTTGTCGTTTTGGATCCAACAACTGGGCTAGAAGCTAAAGCGGTCGTTACAGCATCTGTAACAGGAGCAGGGGCAGGAGCTCAAATTACTGTTCAAACTTTTTCTGGAAAAACTCTTACAGGAGCGGCCCCGGGTGGATTAGGATTTACAGCCACAGGGTTAAAGGTATTCGTTTACGGATCTACCTATGGCAAAGGATCTGACACAGTTGGAGGAAATGCTAGAACTAGTATTGAGCCTGTATTAACGCAGTATTCAAACTCGCCAATTATAATTAGAGATCAATATGTTGTATCTGGATCAGATACCGCACAGATCGGATGGGTAAATGTAGCGACTGAAGATGGAACTGATGGATACCTATGGTACCTAAAAGCGGAATCTGAAACTCGTTTACGTTTTAACGATTACCTAGAAATGGCGATGGTGGAAGGCGAATTAAATGCGTCTACATTAAATGCATTTACTCAGCCAGGAACAGAAGGCTTATTTGCTGCTATTCAAGAAAGAGGAAATGTAGAAACCGGGTTTACTGCTGCCAACGGATTAGGGGAGTTTGACAAAATCCTTAAGAATCTCGATACACAAGGGGCTATTGAAGAGAACATGCTGTTCCTAAACAGAGAAACTGCTTTAGACTTTGACGATATGCTAGCTGAACTATCTTCTGGCGCTGCCGGGGGTGTTGCTTATGGATTATTTGAAAATTCAGCAGATATGGCGCTTAACTTAGGATTCAGTGGATTCCGTAGAGGATCTTATGACTTTTACAAAACAGATTGGAAATACCTAAATGATGCATCTACTCGTGGGGCGATCAACGGTGTTAATTCAATTGATGGTGTATTAGTGCCAGCTGGAACTTCTACTGTTTACGATCAAGTACTAGGAACAAATATCAGACGTCCATTTTTGCACGTACGATACAGAGCTTCTCAAACTGACGATCGTAGAATGAAGTCTTGGTTAACAGGATCTGTAGGCGGAGCAAGTAGCTCAACTCTTGATGCAATGGAAGTAAACTTCCTATCTGAAAGATGTTTGATTACTCAAGCCGCTAACAACTTTGTACTATTCAAAGGAGTCTAAGGATTCAAATTATGTAAAGGAGGGGGGTGCCTTAGGGCGCCCTTACCTTTATTTTTAACTATTAAATTATATTATATTATGGCAAATAAAAAACCAGTGGCTAAAAAAGCCGAAAAAATAGAAGTTGTTGCACAAGAAGTTGCAGCACCTATTAAAAAAATAGAAGAGGCTCCGGCTAAACCCGAATGGGAAATAAAAGATAGGCTATACTATCTTACCGGGAGGCATACACCTTTGACACATACCATACCTTGCAAGCATACTACGAAGCATTCGCTATTGTATTTTGACACAAAAAAGGGCACTCAAAAAGAGCTTAGATACGCAACCAATCATGATTCGCCTTTTAAAGAAAACCAAAAAGGGGAAGCAACACTTGGGCATATACAGTTTTTAAATGGAGACCTGCGAGTACCTAAAGAAAAACAGAATCTACAAAAGCTATTGTCGCTATATCACCCATTAAAAGGTAGAGTATACGAAGAGTTTGATCCAGTAGAAGAGGCGTACGACGATTTAGAACTGCTTGATTTGCAAACAGATGCAGCCGTTTTTGCTAGAGAAATGGATATAGACGATGCTGAGGCCATCCTACGAGTTGAAATAGGTAGCGCTGTAAGTGAATTATCTTCTAAGGAAATCAAAAGAGACCTTAGGTTATTTGCTAGAAGTAATCCAGAATTGTTCCTAGAGCTAGCCCAAGATGAGAATGTAGGACTTAGAAATACAGCCATTAAAGCTACCGAAGCAGGGGTAATTGCTTTGTCACAAGATCAAAGAACATTTTCTTGGGCATCCAACGGAAGAAAGCTGATGAATGTGCCATTCGATGAAAACCCATATTCTGCAATGGCAGCATACTTTAAGACCGACGAAGGAGGGGAAGTATTCAGATCTATAGAAAAAAAGATTAATTAGTAGTTTTTAAAAAAAACACGTAATTATATTATAGATGGTGAATTAATTTTAGCCGGCTTCATCACTGGGGCCGGTTAATATTTATAACAAAATAAAGTGAAATGGCAGTAAATGTAGATATAGTTTATAAAACAGTGTTACTTATTCTGAACAAAGAGCAGAGAGGTAACTTAACTCCGGATGAATTCAACAAGGTTGCAACACAAGTACA